TTATAATTGCAGTCGATAAAAAGGGTTTAAATCTTTAATCTAACTCATGTTAACATATCTTACAATTTAGTTTTCAAAGCCCGCCGGGATCTTCCTAGCGGGCTTTTTTTTATCTTGTTCTTCTGAGTATTAAACCTAGACTTTGTGGTGTTTGACTGTTTATAATCGTATAGACTATATTCAAAGATACATCATTATTATCTGTTGCCGGCAATAATGCAATATTATTAATTGCTACTCTAGGTTCATAATTGCTAATAGCGGTTTGGATATGATACATTAATTCATTTACTAGGACTTGATCATTGGGTTCAAAAAGGGCTAAATTAATATTAGAACCAATAAATGGTTGGAATAGTCGCTCTCCGATATTAGTTAGAATGATATTTTTAACAGATTGTCTAATAGAATTTTCATTCCTAACTCGCACTATATCACCTGTAAGTGGATGTGGCGAGAAGTCATCCAAGAAGTCGGAGAATAAATCCGGCTGTTTTGATGATTGCGTAATAAGATCTGCTCTCTGTGCCATGAATATTCCTATGAAGTAAAGACTGTAGCTACACCACCAAGTACTGCGGTGCCGCCATTAGTGGAAGTATCACCAACCCTGCATACAGCAAGACCATTTACGAATAGAGTTGTTGATCCAGTTGCCATTGAACCTACACTATGTGTACCATACGCAGCAACCTGATCACCGATTCTAACCACGGGTTTACCATTGATAAAGACATTTGGTGAACCTGTAAGGTTTAGTCCACCAGTGATATCTTCAGTAGCTCTTAATATTGCTCTCTGTGTCATTCTATGTACTGATTAATATTAACACCGGTTGGACCAGTGATATCAACAGAAGCTGCGGTAACAGAAGCATTGAGACCTGCGGTAATAGAAGCATTGAGACCTGCAGTAATAGACAAAGCACCAGGAGAAATCATAGAAATCAATGCACTTAAACTAATACTACCACCGGTAGAAGTTCTTAAAATTATAGAATCAGCTTCCACAATAAATGTACCAGTTTTAATACGATAAGTGTTACCGGTATTTATTATCTCTACATTACCGGTAGCAGTAGTTTGAGATTCTCCGATAAACTCTTTTTTAGTACCACCAACATGGTTTACCTGATCTCCTCCAGTGCTTAGGTAAGCATCTCCAGAAAGACCTAATGTGTGATTACCATCTATCGTTACTGTTAAGTCATCACTAACGTGGTCGTGTCTGGCACCACCTGTAGCAATAGTTAATGCTCCACCTTGGGAAAGATTCCTATCACCACCAGTAACATCATTGATAGAATTATCAACATTGCTGTTTAAGTTACCAGCAATCTTAACATCTTTATGACCTTCAACAGTTTCGGTTAAACCTTTTTTGAAATAGTTTGTTGCATTATCTGCTACGACTTGACTCCAGCCACCAGTTTCATTAATTTCAACACCGGTGCCACGCGTATGCATAAACCTTAGGCTTTCATGGCCAGGAGTATCATTGATATCAATTTCGTGGCCACTTCTTGTAATAGTCGACTTATTATATGGGTATTCTACCTGAAAAGTAGAATTTGAATATCTTTGGTCTGTCATAATATTTCCTTAGATCGTGCAAGAACCGGGAAGAACCGGAGTGTTCGATACCATCATTCTCATTCTAATAGCTTTTTGTACTGCTAAAGCTTGATCTTGTATGAATTTATTAACTGATCTTGTTGCATTTGGTACTACACTTGCAGCAGAAGCAATCAAGATGTTGTCATTTATTAAGTCATTTGCAATGGCTGGGACAGAAACCGCGGCAGAAGCTAAACCTGCTGCTAAATTAAAGCCAACACCAAGAAGCATTGACACTGCCAAAGCTTTTCCTGCTTGTTCTGCATTTGATAGCATCGTGGAGAAAGTTGCACCGGTAAGATTTCCACTTAAGATCCCAGCTTCTAGTGGACCAAGAATAGCATTTTCCATTACATAGGAAGAATGTTGAGAAGCAGAAATAAAATTAGGTTCACCATTTCTAGGTGTATATACTGGAGCTCCTGAACCCGATGGATCTACCCACACAATATAGCCAGGATATGGATCAGAAGAGCTATATTGTCTTACATAGTTGCTAGGTGGATTAGCTGTAGATGATGGTGGAGTTGCGGTAAAAGCTGTTGCAACAGAAGCTAGTGGATATGTAACAACACTATTCAGTAATGATGATGCCGCATCGCCAGCTAAATTTGCAATAGCACCTGGAGCACTATAGATGATTCCAGCAGCTGAATTAATGCCATTCATTGCAGTTGCTAAAGCCATATCAACCGTACTGAATAAGCCCATGGTAATAGCATTAATACCACAAGCCTGTGCCAATAACTGATCGAGAAGATTCTTAACATTACCGATAGTTTGAGATATTTGATTCAAAACAGTAATAATCTTCTGTAAACCTAATTTTTGCATGAGCTTGAGGATTGCATTTCGAATAGCCGCAGCCAACATTCCAATGAAAGCTTGAGATAAGCTAGATGCTAAATCGAGTAAAGCTTTAAGTAAATCGAATGCAGAAGGTAAACATTTCAATGAAGAATTAATGCCAAATGGATCTATGTTTTTGAGCATTTTACTAATTGGACAATTGTTATTTGGTGACTGATTTCCAATAGTGGGGTTAGTTGCAAACCTCATATTCTTCATTACTTCGGTGGAAGTATTCACACCTGTATTATCAGACACACTAAAAATATTAGCTGAACCTGAATCTATAGCCGAAATAGGAGTACGTGAAGCAAACAAATACGTATAAGGATTATTTGGATATTGAATAGAACCTTTAGATCTTGCAGGTGCACTACCTAATAAAGAATCGATCTTTGGAGAACCGTATTGAAGTTGGCCAGCAATAGGATCGCCGGCTTTACCAATAGAACCCCAAACAATTGGATATTGAATATCTGCATCAGCCCAGAAGCCAATAACTCTTGATCCAACTACCAATCCAACCGGTGCAGTTCCAATCTTACCCAGCGCTGCAGAATCGACCGATTGTACAGTCAAAGCCCATGGTAATATAGCATCAGGAATATTTACAGTATCATCGTGAAGACCATAAGCCCTAATCTTTACTCGACCTGATTCGAATGGATCTTTAACATCTACGACTACACCCATCCACCAACCATAAACTTTGTGAGAAGGATTATTCATTATACGCCCTCATTATATTTGCCTTTGAGTAATTCCATAACACATGTGTATCTAGGACTTTCTTCAATTCTACCAATCTTATGGTGGATCCTAGCGACCAAGAATTTACCAGACAAGAGTGGATCTACATTATTAGTTACTTCATTTTTATCTATGATAGAACAATTTACCATTGAACCAGACGTCAAAATCAAATCACCAGGAACTCTAATTTTTAAACTATTTTGCAACATTAAAGATGCATAAGCTTGTTGGTCAGAACTATATTGTGGAATAAATGTCTGAGCTCTAACAAAGTTATCAACAAATACACTGGTTAGCATTGGGTTTGGTGAAGTATAAGATTGTGAGAATGCATTAGAAGTCATAGAAGCAGTCGACAATCCACCATCTGCATAGTTTGTGTCGACAGTATTAACAATCTTAGAGTTATAGATCTGTGTTGCACCATCCAAGTCAACCACCTTTCTTGCACCACCGAGAGTAATCTTTTCTGTGGCTGAGAATTGATTAACTACTTTATAAGCTAAAATATTATCATCGTCTCTAGCCTTTGAATCAATACCTTGAGTATCAGCTTGTCTAAAGCTCTTTACTACGCTATTTCGAAATAATGATTCGATAGTAACAAACTTAAACACAGAAGCATTATTCTGTCTTGTTTCAAAGTAAGTATAAAGAGAAGACTTATTTGCTGCAGATACCGACCTAGTCTTTACCAATCTAATAGCATCAAATCCAGTTCTTGGAGTTATAACTATATTTTGTTGACCAATTGTTGGCTCAGTAATAATCTGCTTACCACTCTTAAGATAGTTTTTGTGAATGTCGATCACAATATTGGAACATAAATCAATGTAACCTTTACCAAAGTTAATCTTAGAAGTCATAGCTTCTTCTGATACACAGTTTAAAGTATAAGTTTTGACTTTTTGTGCACCTATAGATTGAACATTAGTTAAGCTGTCTATATGAAAAACATAGTCAATCGATGTGCCACTGATTGGTGTCTCTAGAGAAACAAGTAGAAATTCATCACCTGTCATAACTAGCTGACCTAGATTATCTTCAAAGTCAACAACATTTACATCACAAACTATACCAGGCGTGAATATGCTCTCATAAATTGAGAGAGACGTCTGAGAAGGTGGTAGTATAAATGTTCCTCTAGGAGAAAGAACTACCAAGTTCTTAATGTTTAAATTACCAGCAGATATTGATCCGGACATTATTTCAATAGACTTTTAAGTTGACCAGCAATCTGTGTAGAATACTGCGGATTGAGAACTGTGATTGACTTATTGGCTTCATTTTGTTCTTGTTCATAATCATAGTAATAAACAGGAGACCAATAAGCTGTTTCTGAAGCAGAAAGATTATTGATCAAACTTGTTGCTGTAGTGAATACAGTATTAGTTTGGCTTTCTGTTCCATAAAGATAGCTAGAACCTGTAATTGTTACGCCGGTAGTATATCCAGATACGTGCTGTAATGATACACTAGAAGAATTAGCAAAACAAACTTGACCTCTTCCTGTATGGATACCATCAAAATTTACTGTAACAACTTCATCATTATTAAAAGCACCATTTGCAACAGAATAGTTAACTATTGAATTTGTAGTAATCTTCCAGTCGATTCTTTTTCTTCTATAAGCAATAGGAGCAGTAGCGTAAGGATCATCGGGAAGAATTGGTTCATAGTATTTTTGTAGAGTTGAAGACAATGCATTATAGTAAGAAATGGTATAAGGGTCAATGTTTTGATACCAATTGTTACGATAAAATGCTACTTTAGATGTTGCAAGCTGCAAAGAACCATATTTCTTGGTAATAAAATTACTAAACGTTTGCTGATCCATATACCATTCATAGTAAGGATCCATAATGTTATTAGTTAGATATAAGATCCAGGACATATATTCATCGTTGTAGAAACGATTTGCTACTTGATCTGCTCTTTCATTATTCACTACATCATATTGGTAGTAATTGAAAGGACTTGCAAATGTAGAGTTTAAGATCTTAGTACGCTCAGTAATATTCACAACAGTGGTATTAGCATAGCTTATAGTTGGAAATTTTTCAAAATATCTTTCGGTCATTTAATTAAGTCCCGCCAAACACATTTATAGTACCATTTTGATTAGTAGAAGCTTCTACTACCGGAGTTAAAGGTTGTGATACTAAACTAGTTTGATTAGTTGCTCCAGCCAATGAAGAGTAATCTCTTCTAGTCCATAGTTCAATTTCAGCTAAATTAATGCTAATATCTACTGCAGCTGGTGCGCTCGTTCCTCTATAAAAAGCAGGAGTTGATTGAGGAGCATAGTTAACAGAAACGTTTTTTAGTACGCATGGTTTAAAGCTATAAAGATAATCAGCTCTAGGATAAAGTTGAATAGCCAAAACACTAGGAAATTGAAACAATGCAGATCCAGCAATAG